TAAGGGAGATGACAGCGAACTCTAGGCGATGTCTATGAACCGTAAGGGAGATGACAGCGAACTCTAGGCGATGTCTATGAACCGTAAGGAAGTAGGTAGAATGTAATGTATATGTAATGTATATGTAATGTATATGTAATGTATATGTATTATATATTTTTTATATTTAATAATAAAAATAAATTTCAGCGTTTAGCCCGCTTTAGCGCCCCTTCTTTCCCTTAGTAAGTTTAGAAGCAGTCTTCTTGACAAACGAGCCAATATCCTTAGTGCTGCTTAATAAACGCCCAGGAGTGTTGCGGATAGACTTAACAGGGTTCTTTATAACCTCCTCAACTTCTCCCTCAAACTCCTGTATCTTGACTAACAGGTTAGTTAGGGTGCTTATCAATATAGGGATGATTATGATGGTGAATAGGAGCGTTATGAATAAGAATAACGATATCATAGTTCCTATAGCGATAATATCACGGCGCAAATCGTCAGAGCACTTACACTTCTCGTTCATTAAAAAGCGCACATAGTCAAAGGCGTAATAGATATAGACGACGAAGGTTAAGAAGAAGATGAAGGTACCAAATGCTAGCAGTTGGACTATCGCAGTTCCCATATTCTTAGCGATGCTTTTAAGCGAGACAAACGCAGTTATGAAGAAATATACTAGCGCAACTATGGTGAATGTCTTGATGAACTCCTTGTTGGGATGCTCGGAGCATTCGCAACCGACGCTCTCTAACTTATATATATAACTCCAAATGATTACAAGCAGCAATACGAATATTAATTGTATAAATAAACTGCTGTAAAAAGATAAAGTGCTGTCAGCTTCTTTCATTATTCTCTATACTATAATAATAGAAATTATTTATTTTCTATAATATTATATATTAAAAATCTGGTAGAACTGTCGAAACTCTTGACATCCAGCAACTTCATCTTTTCAACCATCGCTTTAACCACCTGCTTATTATTACAGTTGTTTAATATCTTTAAAATCTGTTCTATAAATATATCTATAATATACTTGTGAATACTAGGATTACCAATACATTTCTCAGTTAAGTATCCGTATATGTCGTTTAGCAGCACCGAAATTTCTGTCGGCTTGTATTTAATCCATATAATATTTAAATTATGAACCCCTTTTTTCCATTTAATGTAGTCGCAGTATAACTCATACTCGTTATTCAGTAATAACAGGTTATTCTCAAATATATATTTGGGCGGTATCCACTCCTTATTAACAAGATAACTGTCCCATAACCTATCTATATTACTAGTTAAGAAGGCGCTGTCAAAATATTCTAGCAATTTAATATATATATTGTTTTCTCCGTCAATACTGTCTGTCGCCTTAATGTAAGACCAAATAGATAAGAATATATCTTTTAAGTCTGGTAAGTCGGCATCGGTGCCGCTTACGCCGTTTACGCCGTTTACGCCGCTTATGCCGCTTACGCCGTTTACGCTCTTATTATTGTCAATAATAGCCTTTATTTTAACATAGATGGTCTCTTTGTTCTTTGCTGTAAGTTTATTTAAATAGCCGATTAATGCCCTCTTAGTACAAGAATTAACAGAAAAGTCTGGAATAATAATATGAAACCGCCCTTTATTAGTGGCGGCTCCTGTCCCTGTATTATTAGCGATATGTAGGCTCTTCTCCTTCTTGTTATTTAACTTTTTCTCCCATATCATCTTTGGGTCATAATACGAATCAAAGCAACTACATGATTTTTTAAGAGCGTCCGCTTTATTCATAATATTCACGGGAACATCTATATTATATCTACCTTGAAAAACAGAGAGACCAATTTTAATTACTTTCTCATCCATTATAATACTAAATATATTTAATAATCTTATATATAAAACGATGTGTCTAGGATATTATAGGATACTGTAGGACATATCATACCATACCATACCATATCATATCATACCATATCATACCATACCATACCATACCATATCATATCATACCATATACCATATAAAAATTATATATATATAGTATGATATAATATACCATATTATATGAATTTAGATTTAAAAAATCAATTCGTAGAAGACCTAGATAATATTTATAGAACTCATTTAATATATAGGACTATCGTAGTATGCGACAAAGATATAGTCGATTATAAGGAGTTGCTAGAGAACAAGGACTTTAGCGTCTATGTTGTTAATACAGTCTCTAATATTAACTACGATACTTTAGACCACCGGATTATCCTAGTGAATAACAAGATACTTGAAGACTTTTTAAATAGCATTATAGCAAATGATATTGACAACTTCTATACATATATATCATTCACCTATGATAATACCAGTATGAAAGAGGCAATTGTAAAGAAATACCATAATGTCTGCGATATTGTTAATAATATTTTATAAATTGTAATTTATAATATATCATTATGTTAGGAAGAATTGAATGGCTAAATCAAATGGAATGAGTTTTGGAAAAGGTATGGGTATGAATTTTGGAAAAGGTATGAGTATGGGAAAAGGCAAGGGCTCTAACAATATAACCTTAACAGGTATCATACTGATATCTGCTGTGTTTATATTTGCTATACTTATTGCTAATAAGGAGATGATACGGGAGAGTTTTTTTAGTGAAAAGAGATATAGTTTTGAGTATTACTATATGGATACTTGCGAACATTGCAAAGTGTTTAACGCTAAGGGCTATTGGGATGACTTGAGCGCCCAGACATTTAATAATGTATCGCTAAAAAAATACGATAGAGCAGAGCATATAGAGCGTGTTAAAAGCCTAGGGATTACAGGATTTCCGGCTTTCATTATGGTTGATAACGCGGCAGGCGGCTCTCCTACTATCCTTGCGTCATTTGAAGAAGAAAGGACATACGAAAACCTCTTAAATTTTATAAAGCAATACGAGTAAGTGAGTAAGCAAACAAGCTACGGATTATATAAGATAATATTAAAGTATAATATTAAAGTATCGTAATATATTAAAATGGGCGGTGGTATAACACAGTTAGTTTTAAAGGGACAAATGGACGCATATATTAATATAAGCCCTTGTATTAACTACTATAAATATGTGTATAATAAGCATGTTAATTTTTCTATGGAGAACAAGAATATCATTCCTATAAAGAACGCTTCTATAGACTTAACGATTACCACAGCAAATATACAGATGACTTTTGAGATTAAACGCTATGGTGATTTAGTAAGTAATATGTATCTGTCTTTTAATCTACCAAACATATATTCTACGGATACGCACAGGTTCAGGTGGGTAAATAATGTAGGGCACAACTTTATTAAAACGGCTACCATCAGGATAGACGGGATAACAATAGATGAGGTATATGGAGAATGGATGAATATCTGGAATGAATTGACAAACAAGGACGGAGTTGAATACAATAAACTTATTGGGAATATTCCCGAATACACCAATCCTAATAACAACAACACGAGGTATGTCATCAAGAATAACATATTATATAACCGTGTATATCCGTCTAAGGACAAAATAGCGGACGCCGACAATCCCTCAATAAAAGAGCGGGTATTACAGGTGCCCTTAAACTTCTGGTTCACCCGTAATCCATCTCTGGCGCTCCCGTTATACAAGATACAAAATCAGGAGATAAAGGTGGATGTCGAGGTTAATGATATTGAGATGTTATATCAGGTATGGTGCGACAAGTTGAAGATGTATGTGTCGCCCGCATTTTATAATAACATATATAAGGACAATATAAATATCAATACTTTTTTGAAGAGCGGTAGTTATATTCAGTTTTTTCTAGATGCGAACTATGTATTCCTAGATAGCGATTACAGGATGAGTTCATTACAGACGGAAGGGATTGTTAAATATGTGGTGGATTATGTGAAACGGCAGACATTTCAGGCGCTAAATATCACTAGCAGCGCTGGAGCTTACACCTTGACAAGTTCTTATAATCACATTAAAGAGATTATATGGGTATTGCGTCGCGCAGATATACCGGAAAAACTGAATATACACGACAACTATACTGCTTCGCACACATATAACGAGACTATGGGATTGCTAGAGAGCGCGCAAATTAAGTGGGCGGATACTATAATACGCGAAGACCAGAAAGCCTACTATTATAATAACATACAGCCCTACCAGTATCATACGCAGGTGCCTAGGACGGGCATATATTGCTATTCGTTCTCTTTGTTCCCTGAGAAGATAATGAGCGCAGGCTCTTTTAATAACCAGATGACGAGCACCTCGCTATACCTGAAAATCAATAACAAAGGGAACGACACAAAAGACATTACGAAGACAGCCGAATACAAATATTTATTTGAGTTAGCAAAGCGAAATTCGGTGGATTATATCCAAGAGAAGGATGTTAAATTAGATGTTATCGTATATACGAGGGTGATTAATGTATTCTCTGTAATTAACGGGACATGCAACTTTATTTGGGCTAGATAAGTAGGCTAGGTGGGCGTGTCTCTATATTTTTTATATCCATCTTTAATAAAAAGAGTTTAGGATGGATTTGCTAGTATTAATACTAATATTATTATCAGGATATATAATTAAATATTTAATAGATACCATAAATACCCTTAATACTGAAATACGAGAGATAAAGATGAAATGTATATCGGGAAATAAAGATTTGGTATTTGACAGTCCACCTAGCAACGGCGCTAGCGCTGCGACTAACGCTGCCGCAAATGCGAATGACGCATTAATTAAAAATATAGCATACTTTAAGGACTACTTTGATGACAAGTAATAATGATATAAATAATAAACGCATATATATTTAATATAAGGAAAGCATTCAGCGACGCTTATAAAATGCCTAGAAAAGCGAAAACAGCCGATGCGAATGCGAGTGATACAAAGAAGAAAAAGAATTTAATGAATACAATAATAAAGGATATCTCTGTAGTTGATAACGAGGACATCATATTACAGTTGCCTTTGTCTAATACGCAAATCGCCAAACTGAATATAGCTGACAACGCGACTAGCACCGAGTTTCCAGAGCCCTATGAGCCAAACTGTTTTTATATAAATGAGAACAACACCTACAGCACTATTCAAGATAACATTATATTTGACAATAGTAATAGTGAGTATTCTTTGAAAGTATCACACAAAGAGGAAATCTTGAATTCTAATAATAACTGCTACTGGTGTTGTCATCCTATAGACAACCGGACATTCGGGATGCCCTATAAATATAATATTAAAACAGATACCTATGTGTTATTTGGGAACTTCTGCTCGCTAGAATGTGCTAACGCGTATAACTTCTCCTCTCACAGCGGTAGCGACAAAGTCTGGGAAATCAACAGTTTGATACAGATGCTTAGCAAACATTATGGGTTCTCGCATCCTATCCGCCCTGCGCCATCGCGATTTCTTCTAAAAATATTTAATGGTCCTATGACTATTGAAGAGTTTCGCAAAGGTCATTACACGAATGACAAGACATATATTCTAAACCTACCGCCTATGATTTCTACCAATTTTACATACGAAGTTGTCAATACCTCGTATTTAAAGAATATTACTGACAACATGCACATTAAACTAGATAACCAGAGCCAGCATCAAACCACCAAGAAAAAAGGCGCTAGCGCTGCGAGCACAATTGACAATAAACTCAGTTTAATAGTCTCTAATAACTAAAAATTGATATAAGAATAACAATCTTTATATATATGCGCTAAAACGATAAGATGACTACGACTGCCTCCGCTGCTGCTGCCGTTTCAGGTATTTACTTTTCTCCTTATAGGATTTCTACTATAACATGCAACGCAAATGTAGGTAATAATCTTAATGTTAATCTGGGTATATTATTTGACAATATTGAAGTGATAGAGAATGTTGCTGAAAGCGGCGACAAAGGCGTCGTGTGGGCTCAGTTTATGAAAAACGGGACTGATGCTTCTAAAGGCGTATATCCTAAGAAGCGCAGGAAGAGCAAGAAGAATACTATGAAAAAGAACAGGTTTGACAATCAGGTTACGGTTATTTACAAGTTTAGCGATAAATATATCCCTAATGTGAAAATATTCAAGAACGGCAATATACAATTAACGGGTATCAAGGATATCAAGGATACCGAAGAAATAGTCAATCATATTATTAATGAAATTACTTCAATATATAACAATATTGACAAGGCTATTATTGTTAATCCTGAGCCTGACTATGTTCTGGATTTGAAATACCAGAACTTTAAAATAAGGATGATTAACACAGACTTCAAGGTTTATCACGACCCAGAACTGAAAAATGGATTTGAAATCCGCCGCAAAGAAATCCATAAGTTGTTTATTAACGATGACCACAACAATAAGTGTAGTTTTCAGCCCGGAATATATCAAGGCGTTAAACTAGAATACTTCTGGAATATTCACAATAAAAACAAGAATGGTATCTGTTCGTGCCCGAAGTATTGCTATGGCAAAGGCACAGGGCAAAATCTAGGCGAATGTAAGAAGGTTACTGGAGCATTATTTGAAAGCGGTAGCGTATTGATTACAGGCGGTATAACATTCGCGCAGGTTGATGAAACCTATAAATATATATGCGATTTTCTAGAAAAACACAAAGACATCATTAGAAAGCCGCCTCCTAATACCAATATGACTACAACGACTACGATGACTACGATGACAGCCTAGATAGTATTTGTATGACATTCTATATTATATACATTAGGGACATTAGCGGCATTATCAATTATATTATATTTTTTATAATCTCCGCTATTTACGGTATTATTACCAGGTCTATTATAAGAGGGTATATGATGACTTGCGTAAAAATGCGAACAGTATGCTACGGCATCTGGCTCAACTCTAGGTATCACATAGTTATTTCCCCAAGGTTTCTTATCAAATAAAACATCACCTGTGTATAATCCTGCGTTCTTTAAGGGTTCCGGTGCTTTAACATTAGGGCTATAATCTAACTCAGTATACATTAATTCACCTCCCATTTTTGTATTTGTATTATTCTATTACAATAGAGGGAATAAAAAAATAAATAATATAAAGATTAAATAACATAAAGAACTATATAAATGAGTTCTAATAAGAAGAGAGGAGCTAGTAATGTTGGAGGATACGACAGTAGTATAAAAAAGGTTAATACCGGCGGCAGTCAGTCTAGCGAGCAGCCAGACTTTCTTAGCGACGGCTTAGATAACAAGGCAATTTGTGATATCGTTCAAGATATTATGGTTATTATCCACGACAATAAAGGGGCAGTCCCGCATACAGTTTTAGTTAATAACATAAGCGGTAATGACAAGTTTAAATTTTTTATAGAAAGATATCCTATGCTTTTTGATATGGTAACAAAGGAGACAGGGTTTGAATATTCAAGCCTAGAGTATTTCTTGTCTATGCGAGACGAGATTATCAAGCAGCGAATTACCAGCGAAGAGGCATCCAAGCAGGTAGGACAAGTATGGTTTGACAAATACTATAAGAAATAGAGATATGATAATCATCATATTATTCATTATTTTTTCTATTATAAATATAAAAATTGATATAAGAAGGTATTGTATATCTATTAATACAATTACACTATGACTTCCGCTTGTTCTCCTGTTAAATTTCCTACCAACCTCTATGAACTTATAGAAGAAACATTTAAACTCTATGAAGAACGCTACGCCGGCGCAGCTAGTGTCGTCCCTGTTATGGGTGATATGAGCGAAGCGTCGCTAGAGTGCGTAGCGAGAGTAGCCGTAGCGGATAACAACAGTTATGCTAACAACAGTTATGCTAACTGCCTGATTTCTCTGTTAAAGAAGTATCACCTCTGGCCTATGATGAAAGTCAAGAAGTTCAAGGGACGCAGCGATATTGTCCTGCTACACAATACCTATATTAGGAATAATGTAGATAACTTTAAGGAGTTATACGAACAGTGCAGAAGTATCGTCCTAGACTTCAGTCTCAATTGTAATAATAATATTGTAGTTACTTACGCTAACTCTATCCCAGAGCGTATCAATTACAATACTTACATCTCTACGCTCGTCGGCAGCGACGCTAAAGCGAGCAGCGACACCGACAAAGTATATGAGGCGTATGACGGCACAATTATCACCGTCTATCATTATAAGGATGAGTGGTATTTCGGGACTTCCAGTTGCCCCGATGCGAACAGTTCTAAGTTCTCGCATCCTACCAAAACGCACGGCAATATGTTTGACGAAATTCTCTATAAATACTTTAGGCATCATTTGACTGCTGAAGATACTGCTCTAACAGCCGAAGAATTATCCGCAAAACTACGAGGCTTATTCGTCCAACATCTAGACCCTGCTATGGCTTATGAGTTTATTATCGTTCATCACGAAAACCGACATATTGTAGATTATACTGGATTGCTAGGAGAGAACTATATGGAGATGTTTCACATCAATACGAAGCATCGCTGTTCGCTCGCCGAAAATGACATTATGTCCTCTATTATCCCGTCGCTGCTAGAGGTCGGTGTTAAATATCCATTGCCGTTCAATAATATTCAGGAGGCATACGCGCATATCAATACGATGCCGTATAGTTATGGTTTAATTGTTAAGAAGATGGTAGCGAGCGGCGGCAGCGGCAGCAGCGGCGGCAAAGTGAAATTATACAAGATTTCTACGGACGCTATCAATTATCGCGAAGAGACTGACCCGTGTCATCCAAATATTTGGATGAATATCCTGTCGGTATATATGAAAAACAAGACCGAATATACCATCAAAGATTATATCGCCAATTACCATCCCTATATTAATTTGCCGGTGGATAATAACGGACAGAAGATAGACCCGACATATCTCGTCCATACTATCATCTCAACTATCAAGGACAGTCTGTATTCCTATTATAAGGCGACTACCGTCTATTACCCCAATTATAACCGCTACAAGATGAATAAAGAGATGGATAAGCAGTTCCCGCCGATTATCCAGTATCATTTGGCGCAACTGCGTAATCTCCAAGTTAATACCTATAAGACAAAGATGATTACTATGGGTAATGTGTATCACTACATCTGTCAGTGCAACGACATTAACAACATTAAGACCCTTATCCAATTCTTTGCGTCCAACCCCATTAACGAGATGTCGCCGAGAACCTCTATGTGTTTCGCTATAATGACTAGCCTAATCTCTTAAAATCGCTTAATCTCTTAAAATCGCTTAATCTCTTAAGTCCCGTCCTCCATCCGCCCTGCGTTAAATATCCTTTATATTCCTTTGTATTATTTTTTATATTTATAAAATAAAATAAAAATCGCATATATATATAGAAAGAAATATAGTGAATATGGTTGAAAGCCTTATGCAACAAATCCAAAGCGCTATGAATGGAGGAAAGAAGTATGTCCGCAAGCCTGTTCGTTCTGCCTCTCCTGTTAAGCGCAAGCCTGTCCGCTCTGCTGCGAAGCCCGTGAAGCCCGCGAAGCGCCGTGTTTTTCCTAAGATGAGGAGAAGCGTTGGCGGGTTCTTTGAGGAGTTAAATGAAATGTTTGCGAACAACGCTAAAGAAGAAGAGAAGGAGAAAAATGGTGGAACTAGTAATCCTATGAAAACTCCTATTAATATGTTGTATACGGATACTAACGGTGCTACTGGTATGGCTGGTGGGCGTTTTCGTGCGTATAAGAAGAAAGTCATAGTAAAGAAAGCGATGACAGGTGTAAAGAAAGCGGCAAAGCCCAAGCGCCGTATGACATATGGTGGATACGAGGATTATGAAGCGGAGGCACAAGAAGAAGAGGCTCAAGAAGGTGGACGCCGTCGTGTGTTTAAGAAAGCGCCTAAGAAGGTAGTAAAGCCCAAGCGCCGTCCAGCATCTAGAGGTCGTATGTCATATGGCGGAAATGAGGAGGTTGAGGCTCAAGAAGGCGGTCGTCCTCGCCGTCCTCGCTCAGCATCTCCCGCACGCCGTCATCGTGTCCGCAGTGTTAACCATTAGATAGATATTATTGATAAATGACTTCTTTTTTTGTAATATATAAAAAAATGATATATAATATAGATATAGTATATCAACTATACAAAATGCCTACATTCCAAAATTACAATTACGACGAACCCTCAGGCTGTTCTAGTTTTGAAATAAATAATATAGACCTAGCAATTATTAATGGTATTCGCCGTGTTATATTAACCGACATCCCTATTACCGGTATTATCGGGGAAAAACTAGAGAACGATGAGCCTAGTGTGGATATCATCGTGAATAATGGCGCACTTCACAACGAGATTATTATTCATCGCATCGGGCTCATCCCTATCTGTCTTAAAGAGGACGAGATAGACAGTTATAAAGATAATAGCATTCATATTGAATTAAATGTCAAGAATACCACCAACAAGACGCTAGATGTCCTAACTAGCGATATAACGGCTACTCGTAATTCGGTTAATATAGAAAAGAAAGAACTCGCCGATATTTTCCCTGCGAACAATATATCAGGCGACCATATCTTAATAACACGCCTGAGAACCGGCGAGCACCTACATTTCAAAGCGAAGGTCGTTAAGCGGACTGGTCGTGATAATGCGTCGTTTAATCCGGTGTCGCTCTCTAACTTCTCGTATATCCAAGACCCCAAAGAGGCTGATAAGAAGAATAATATCTTAGACAAGGAGCGCTCGTATTACAAGAATAAATATGGAGATGCTGTGCGGTTCAAGTTTGATATTGAAAGCATAAACCACAATATCAGTTCCAAATATCTAGTTTCTAAATCGCTAGACATTATCATCAGTAAATTAGAACTGCTTCGGCGTGAATTGAATAATGCTAACGCGGCTAACGCGGCTGCTGTGGCTGCTGCGACATCATCAAAGGTTAAAATACAGCAATTTCAAGATATCGCAGGAACTTACGAGTTCATTATTGAAGACGAAGATGACACGCTCGGTAATATTATACAATCCCATATCCACAATCATTATATTAGAGAAAATAATAAATACAAGGATAAAATAGCCTGTACCTATATCGGCTATATCTGCCCGCATCCGCTAAAATCCTTAATGATTTTGAGAGTATCTCTAGAAGGCGTTGATGCCTCTAGCACTCCCAAGATATTCTCCACATTTCTAGACGATAACTGCGCAGTAATCATCGAAGAACTATCAAAGATTAAAAATGATTGGGTGAAGTTTGCTATTGATAATATTTAGATAGATACGCTTACGCTCGGCGATTAGCCTTTGGCTTCTTCTTATATGCCCTTTTTTATAATTCTAATTATTCTTTTTTATCTAATAATATTATATATTATTGTAGTAAATAGAGACATAAGTTCGTAATGGATATGGATATAGAATACTTAGACGAAGAACTAGAAGATATTGAATATACCGAGATACTCAGTTTTGAAGAGATGAGCCGTATCAATCCCTCTTTTATTGCTTTGGATAAGGAAGAAATATACAACAGTCTATATGTTTTTTTTAAGGACAAAAAGAAAGCCGACTTATTACGAAGCCTATTCTATGAGATACTAGTAAATCGCGAGAGCAAGAATGGTAAAATAGAAGATTATTCTAACTATATCTTCGCTGCCGAAGGCGAACTAGAAAAATACGGAGACGAAGAAGGCGAAGGCGGCGAAGGCGGCAACCCTAAAGATGCCGTGTATAACTTTATCGGCAAATACAATAACAAGAGCGACCTTCGTGAATTCACTAAGCGTAAGTTTGCCGTATCCTATGACAGAAAATCTAATAAAATAAGATTGAAACCAACACATAATACAAGTATCGTTATTGGGGCCGCTGACGCCGCTAACGCTAGTTCCCACAAAGATTACCCTAAATATCACAAGATTATCAAGGATTACTCTGTTGTTAATTGTGCTAGCGTAGAGAAGGTTGAGAACATTTATAATATTAATGATACTGATGGGGACAGCGGAGGCGGGGAGGGTATCGCTCTTCCTATATCTGGTGCCTATTACAAGATACCTACAGCGACTGTGAATGACTATATGTATGCGAAGATAGCATCGCATCTATTAAACAGCGTTAATACGAACTACAAGTCCGGTACAGCAGGAGCAGCCGATATTTACGAGTTAATCAAGAATACACGCCCTGATATCGGGATGATTATTAGGGAGATTAATAGCAATAAAGATGCCTTTTATCTAGACTACGGTAATATCAATAATATATTTAAAAAATACGACTATTCTTTGGATTTTATAAGCAATAAGGATTTGGAGGTTTTAACAGACTGTATGTATTCTATTATAAAGAGCGAGAAGGAGCGCAAGAACGCTCACGGTAGCTTCAAGATTAAGCGCCCTGTCTTGATTAATAAGAAGCTGACATTTTATGATAATATTGAGAAGACGCTCAAGGTCGTCAATATATCCCCGCAGGTGAAATCATTTCTAGAGAAGACAAAGGATATTATAATAAAATACAAAAGCGACATCATACAGACAGAGGTTATCGCTTTGAAAAATTATAATGTGTATGATATTATTCAGCAGATAAACGAGGACGCTATTACGATTGAGGATATAATAGACGAACTCAAGTTATCTATAAAAACCATAAATATAGATAATGCTCTAGAGACTATCAACGATATATTAGAGGCACAAGAAAATTTAGAATATATTAAGGAGGATTGTGAGAATGTCAAGAACGACTTTGTATATTCACGAGAGCATATATTTGATTACGACAAGGACGGGAAAAAGTATGTCATATCTAAGAGAGAAAACAAGGCGATTAGCGACGGAAACGACATAGACAACTACGAAGGGCTACAGGATGATGACGATATTATTGAAGACGAAAACAAGGGGATTGTCGGCGATGCCGATGATATTGGTAGCGCCGTAAACGGCATAGGCACTATCCCTACGACAACAGCTCATAATAATAATTATGACATTAACAGGTATATAGCAAACATCCACTTTAGGAATGATAAGGCGTTTATAGAGATTTTAAGAATTATTCTAGAGTTGATTAAGAAGGTTAATGATGTAGCCAATATTGATATTGATTACGACGCTCTGTCTAACCACATATTTAAAAAATATCGCACCAATCTAACAATAACACGATATGAAATATACCTTAAAAAGTTGAAGAAGTTGAAAACAGCCGGAGCCGAAGATATCAAGAAATACGCCAAGAAATATGCCGAAAGAGTGCCCTTATATTTGGATTTATGTTTGTCTAAAAGCAATCTAGACAAGCGCCACAAATGGTATGATGATATAAAGAAGGCTGTAGCCGAAGAGTTTATAGAGAAGACGCACATAGATATAGTGAAGACCGCTAATAAGGAGTTCGTAGCCGCAATCAACTCTATATTTTACGAGGCTATCTGCTTCTGGATTGTGGATACACAGGACAACATATTAAAAAACAACATAGTGCTTAATGCGAATACGATGAACCCAAGGCATATTGACACATTCAATAGCAAAGGGCTGCTATATTATATTATAGAATTATCAATAGACCACTTTAGATTGAGCGACGACAACGATTATATGATAAATACCGATGTTTTACAAAAAACCCTAGTAAATATTATTAAAAACGAGTATAAGGATAAGGGCGAAGCCGTATTGAATGAACTGCTTAACAAGAAGAATATAGACGCTAAGAATAGATGCTCCGTTGATAGAAATAAATATACCGACGAAGAACAGTATTACATAGATAAACTGCTTTTAACGCCTAATATTAATTCTAAATACGAAAAGATACACAAGTATATACAAGGCTGCTGCCTACGCAAACTAGACATCAACTTTAATGACATAAGCGACTTTGTCAATAACGATAACACAGAGATTATAAAGTTGAAAGAACATTATTCTAAAGTTAATCTAAATAACAAGGAGCGGGACACCAGATATACGCTGCCTCGACTGTCGTCTCTTGCTAAATTACACAAGAACAAGAAAGGCTCCGTAAGCAAAGGCGATGCTAGCGATGCTAGCGATGCTAGCGATGCTAGCGACGATGACGATAAGGACATATTCGCAAACGAAGTTAGGGACAAGGTTAAACACATTAAATATGTAATTAAAAAACCCTTTGTTTATAATTTTAAACATTATGGTGTTGTCGTGTGGCTAGATGAGATGGATGGTAAATCTCCACTATTGCCTAGTAATCTAATTGTAAATCTTAAAAATTACAATATTGACGCTGTTAAACAGGCGATTACCGACAACATCAAGAGACTTAAGAATATAAAGAGTAATATTATCGGCGATTTTTTAAATTGTGCGTTTATAAATTACAAAGAGATATTGCTTAATATATGTAAGATATTGTATGTGTCTGTAGCGGGAGCAGCGGGAGCAGCGGGAGCGGATGCAGTATTACGAGATAGGGTTATGAACTCAATTAAAGACATCAAAAAGATTTCTAAGTATCTCTATGATTTAAATAAAAATTATGATGAAGAAGATGAGGTTGTCGTTAATATTATAAACCTAGCGGTTATCGCAAACTGCTTGAATTACCCTGATTTATTAGGAGTTGAAAATATCCCTAAGAAATTTGTAGCAGATAAAGCTGACAAACTCTATGACTATTTAAAAACATACTTAGAAGGTAAATATAACAAGTTCTTAAGTCCCGAAGAAATCACGATATTCCTTGATAAAAAGCGTGAAGAATACAAAATTAAAAAATTAAAAGATAATGCCGACTTAGATGTAGAACAGAATGATATTCGCCGACAAATGAAAGCAGCTGGTATTAAAGATACCTATAATACTAACAAAGACGGAGAAGCCGAAGGCGGTGGCGGCGGTGATGCTGGTGATGCTGGCGGTGATGGTACCGATGCTAGCGGCGACATAGCAGATACTTATAAGAATGACGAAAAGGATGCTGACTACAATAGCAAAGATAATGACAATTATAATATATATGATGACGAAGATTATGAATGAATATGAATAATGAATGAATATGAATAATATTACATATCTATTACGGGTTCGCCATATTCATAGCGTTCTGTTGTCGCATAACAATCTCAGCGCTATTAGGTGCGGTGAATGTCTTGTTATTTCCTATGGTGCCGTTAAGTTGTAGAGGCAGATGCCTATCTTTAAAACTTTCTACGACTTGCATCTTGTATCTGTTTGGTATTTCTTCGAATAATATATCATTTATCAGGTTCTCGTATTTTAATGCTAGCAGACTGAACTCGTGGTCGTCTATTTCGTCGTCATTCTCAATCTGTCCCGCTAATAATAAGAATTGTTGCCCTAATCGCTTGAATAAATCGCATTTCTCGCTAGCCTTAATGCTGTTATTAAGCGATATAATAAGAACACTAATAGCATTCACAACGATATTAGGTATCTTAACTTCGTTAGCATCCTCGCTAATACTGTTGATGATACACATAGCAGATGATGTTAAAACTAAAGGTATATTGAAGGCAAACTTAACCATAGACCAATAAGCGCTCGCTTTACTACATAACAATACGAGCGCCTCAGTCTTAGATAATAACTTCTCCACCTTGAAAGACAAATTAGGCGATGTTTTAGAAGCAACTTTAGTAATTACGGTGGTATCAGCCATATTATCTTTTTTATCCTTACTATAATATTATTATAATATAAAAATATGTTAGTATTACCCGAAATATCTATATAAGGCTTCGCTATACTAAGATATGGCGAGCGATAGCCTAGCGTCCGGCTAGCCTGTCTAGCCTGTCAAGTCTCGCAGTTAAATCATCTATCGTCTTTTGTTGCCTCCCTACAGTCTCCGTTAAATCTTGGATAGACTTTGTTAATAGCGGGATTAGCGACATATATTCTATCGTATAATTGTTGCTATCATTCGCAGGCACATTAACAGCCTCTGGTATCACTTTGTGTAAATCTTGAGCGATAAATCCATAATTCCTCTTATCTCCCTCGTTCTGGTCGATTGTTAAGTATGATACCGGCAACAGCCTATTAATCAATTCAAGCGAACTATCCAAACCCCTTATATCCTTTTTATATCGCCTATCACTTATTGTTGAGTAATTAATCGCATTAATCGTTCCATTCACATCTAATTTACATATGGGGTTCGTGGTGCCTATGCCTACATTATTATTATTAAAAATGTTAATTATAGAATACTCTGTGGGCTCATAGGGCGTCCCTAATTGCCAGATTTCTTGCGCGTTCCAAGACGACGACAAGACCGCACTATTACCCTCGTTGTATGTCGCCGGTCTGTTTAAATATATCTTGCCGTCCTGCGTATTATCGCCTAACTGAGAGCACCACATCGCCGTATAATAGACGAACTCGGTGGATGTCGCAGGCAAATCAAAGAATGAGCCCGATATATTCGCAACGAAATACGACGAGGTGCTAGCCTCCGCCCCTAGATTATGCGACAACCAGCAAGAAGTCCCTTTGTTGTCTATTAGGTTATTACCATCAGCCTCTGTTATGTGAGCCCACGCTCCTGCTTCGCCAATCTTACGATATAGGCGCAGCCCCCACCATCTGGCGTCAGTCCCATAATCAATACCTATATGACACGAAAGATGGACGAGCACCTTAGAGGAGATGTGGGTGGGCTTGATACGCACGCAAAAACCCTGTATCTTGTCGCTGATGATACTGGTATTATTGTCAATAAATTGCCAGCCACCCCCTGTTTTAACCACAATATTCCTATATATATTAAAGAGCGTCTGTATTGACATATTTTGACATATAACCGCATTCTTAGGGATGAAAGTCGTCTCGCGTTGCCAGATTTCTTGTGCGTTCCACGAAGACGACAAGACAGCCGTATTGGAGGTGTTAGCGACATTATAGGTCGCTGGTCTATTCAAGTATAACTTACCGTTCTGCGATACATCCCCTAGTTGTGAGCACCACTTAGCAGTATAATATACATAGGTATCCATAACATTAGGTGTATCATAATAGGCACCAGAGACATTCGCTATAAAATACGAGTATGTGCTAGCCTCCGCACCAAGATTGTGCGAGAGCCAGCAAGTAGTCCCAACGCCTGCGCTGCCTGTGCCGTCAGCATCTGTTATGTGAGCCCATTCACCGGCTTCGCCTATCTTGCGATATAGCCGCAGCCCCCACCATCTGGCGTCAGTCCCATAGTCAATACCTATATGACAATTTAAATTTATCAATATTTTTGAGGTATAATGGTTTGGTCTTATGCGAACACAAAAACCCTGAATATTGTTATTAATGATACTAATGTTATTATCAATAAAATCCCAGCCACCCGACATTTTTTCAACAACATCCTTATAGATGCTAAACTGTGTTTGCGTTGGCGTATATTTAGTTACAATCCCGCCTTTAGGGAAATACGATGTTTCTAATTGCCAGATTTCGCTAACATTCCACGAAGAAGAAACAATCGCCGCATTTAAGGCGTTTATTACTGCCGGTCTATTTAAGTATAACTTGCCGTCCTGTGTATTGTCGCCAAGCAGAGAGCACCATTTCACAGTATAATAGACGAACAATCCGGCAGCGGTTGCTGCGATTGCCTCTGCGGTATCTACCACCGGCACATCGTAATAGGCACCAGAGACATTTGCTATAAAATACGAAGAGGTGCTCGTCTCTGCTCCCAGATTGTGCGATAGCCAGCAAGAAGTCCCGTCGCTAGCTCCGCTGCCGTCGCTGCCGCTGCCGTCGCCGCCCGTCCCGTCAGCCTCTGTTATATGCGTCCATTCACCGGCTTCGCCTATCTTGCGATATAACCGGAGCCCCCACCATCTGGCGTCAGTCCCGTAATCAATACCTATATGACAATTTAAATTTATCAATATTTTTGAAGAATAATGGTTGGGTTTAATGCGAACACAGAAGCCCTGAACCTTGTCATCTACGACATTAATGTTATTGTCAATAAATTGCCAGCCGCTGCCTGTCTTCTCAACAACATTTTTATACATCGTGAATTGCATCTGTATAGGACTAAATTGCGACAATATAGAGGAACTACCTGTATATGTTTTGCCGTTGGGATATATCATACCATTTTTATATAATTCTCCAGTAAAATTAACATTCCCTGTAATATCTAGGCTATTACGCATAGTCGCCAAACTATTAACAATAAGATTTGAATTCACAACCAACCGTCCGTTAATCTCTAGATTGCTATTATATCTATCTTCTATTATAAACTTATTCTTCTCGCCTTCAGTAATCTTGTCTGTAGTTATCTCGTTTATTCGTTGCTGTATTATATTACTGGTTGCTAGTATATAATTACTGGCGTTCCTGTTATTCACATTCATAGTATAAATTACCTCTGTTAGCCCGTCGCCTAAATTTGAACTGGTCGCCAATACATAGTTTTGTTGCTCGTTATTAAGCTGGGTTATCTGGTAAATTAAATCATCTTTCACAGATGATACATAATTACTGGAGTTATCATCATTCTCACGAACCTTGTTTATCAAGTTATTGCTAGTAGTAAGCACATAATTGCTAGTATCAAGGATAACATCTCTATTATTCCTTTTATATACTCCGCCACTACCATCGCTACCGCCAGTAATAAGAACATCTCCATTATTAGCAATCTTAAAGACCGCACTATTCATATTAGAAGCAACAAAGATATCACTATCAGGGCTATTCTGTTGAACCATTAAAGCACAACTAGTATTATTAGCATTTACAACCTCCAATCTCTCAGTAGTATAAACAACTGTGTCAAGTTGTGTTGTATCACCTAAAACTATTAGATTAGAATTAACAGTTAAAGTTCCATTAATCTCTAAATTATTATTATATCTATTATTCACTATAAACTTATTAACAGCATTTTCATTCTCTGTTATCATATCAGTAGTTAAATCAGTAATCCGCTGTGATATGAAATTGCTAGTAGATAATACAAAATTACTAGAGTTATCATCATTCTCTCTAACCTTTGTATTTAATGTTGATATACTATTATTTACTATGTTGCTTGTAAGCAAATCTAATATATGTAAGCGTTCGCTTAGCAGATTACTAGTAGATAATACAAAATTACTAGAGTTATCATCGTTTTCTCTAACCTTAGTATTTAATGTTGATATACTATTATTTACTATATTGCT